AGGGGGGGGGGGGGGGGATACCAGCAAAGAGGGATGCTGGGCTATATAGGTGTTCTATATCAGGATATATATAATATAAATTTCCCTAACCCTAAAAATAAAATAAAAAAATCCCTATATATTTTTAAAATTATATAGATTTCTTTGGTTCAATTTAGTATATTGTATATGCCTCTGGGCAGTTGATTTTCATGAATAAATTTCCTTATATATAACCCCTCTCCACTTTGGAAGAGGGGCTTTTTTTATCATCATTATCGGAGACCGACAGAAAATATGTTTATTTTCATGTCCCCGTTAGGGGACAGGTACTTGGTATAAATCTGGTATAGTCTGGTATAGATTGTGTTTTTTATAAAGTTGTATTATCCTCTGGTTTCATAATATTAGTATAAGGGGTTAATATGGCTAAATTTAATTTTAAGAAACAAGATGTATCTCTTGTAGATAAAGAGCAACAAAAGGCTGATAAAGCGTTAGCTAGGGGGGACTTTCCTAAAGAAGTAGATGTAGACTTTGATAAGAAAGTGAGTTTATCTATATTGGAAGAACCAGAACCAGAGTTATTATCTGTAGAAGGTTTACAGAAGATTTATCCTAGAAAGGTGAATAGAGAGACTCTGGAAGAATGTGTGAAGATGATGAATGAGTCTATTGTAGGAATGGACTCTGTTATGAGGGAGCATTATAGGGATAATCTAGTAGGGGTTATTGATGTTATTAAGGAAGGGGAACGGATTAAGTTTGCTGATTATGTGAAAGCTGTAAAGTTCTGTTCGTTTAAGATGGCAGGGTATACTGATACTAGAGCGTATAGTTTGACTTTTCCTGAGCGTATAGAAAGAATGGCTAGAGAAGGGATTTCTAATGCTAACTTGTATGTATATGCGAATAGTTATGCGAAGAATAAAGTAGTAGTAGAGATTATGGCTAAGCTCATGGTCCCTACGCATATTATGTATCAAGACTATTTCCATATGGCTGTAAAGACTCAAGTAGAGATTATGACTGATAATAAAGTGAGTCCTAAAGTAAGAAGTGATGCAGCAAATAGTTTGATGACGCATTTGAAACAACCTGAGATTAAACAAGCAGAATTGAAAATTTCTACAGAAGATAATGGTGCTATTGGTCATCTTGCTGATGCATTAGCGAGCCTATCTGGGAAGCAGCGTGAGCTGCTGAGCAGTGGGGCGATGCGTCTAAAAGATGTGAGTGAAGCTGTAATTATTGAGGTGGATAATGGATAGAACTGTTGCTGCAAAGACAGTAGAAGAATATCTTAGAGAAGTAGACTATGAAGAGTGGGAGAAGAGTTATGTCCCTACTGAGTTTGCTTTGAAGTATATGAACTTCGTTAAGATGGTGAATGCCGGTAAAGAAGATATTCAGACTTCACCTCTGTTTCACTACCGTATGGTTGAATCTCTTGGTTCAAGTAATATGAGGATTGCTAACTTGTGTTTACGGGGTGCTGGTAAGACTGTAGTGATGGGTGAAATGCTTGTATTATATCTGGCTCTGTTTAATGAACTTCCTCATTTAGGAAAGTGTAATGTTATTATTTATGTAGCAGATAGTATGGAGAATGGTGCTAAATCTCTTCGTACTAACGTAGAAGCAAGATATAACCACTCTGAATTTTTACAACAATACATTCCTGAAGCTAAGTTTACAGATAGTGAGTTAGTGTTTAAGAACATTGAAGGAAAGGAAACCTATGTGAAATTGTTTGGTGCAAGTTCAGGTGTGCGTGGTTTTAAACGTAATGGTGACCGTCCTGTACTAGCTATTCTGGATGACTTGATTTCAGATGAAATGGCTAACTCTAAAGTGCAGCTTGAAAAAGTTTATGACTTAATATACAAAGCTGTCGATAATGCGATGAACCCTAAGAGAAATAAGATTATCTTTTCTGGTACTCCGTTTAATAAAGCAGACCCATTGTATCAAGCGATTGAATCCGGTGCATGGGAAGCAAATGTATATCCAATGTGTACCCACTTTCCTTGTGCTAGAAATGAGTTTAATGGTGCTTGGAAAGAACGTTTCTCTTATGATGAGATGATGGATAAATATGAAAAGGCAGTAAAACTAGGAAGGGTAAAAGCTTTTAACCAAGAGTTGATGCTGCGTATTGCAAGTGATGAAGACCGTGTAATTCTAGATAGTGATATTTCTTGGTTCAAAAGAAAAGAGATACTTGAAAACAAACGAAGATACAACTGGTATATTACTACTGACTTTGCGACAAGTACTCATAGAAAAGCAGACTATACTGTAATTGGTGTATGGGCAGTAGACCACAAACAGAACAGATATTTGGTAGATGGTGCATTAGGAAGATTCTTAATGAATGATACGTTCAATAAGATATTTGAGTTTGTAACAAAGTATAATCCAATGTCAGTAGGTATTGAGGTTACTGGTCAGCAAGGTGGCTTTGTTCCTTTGATTAAGGATGAAATGCTGAGACGTAACATCTGGTTTACAGTAGCAAGAGGAAGAGAAAGTACGAAAGAAGGTATTGCTGTTCGTACAAATAAAATGGATAGATTCCGCTTGACTGAACCAGTGTTTAAGCAAAAGAAATTCTTCTTGCCAGAAGAAATGAAAGATAGTATCTTAATACAAGAACTGCTCGAAGAATTGTCTACTGTAACTATTGATGGTATTAAAGCTGTACATGATGATGCTATTGATATGGTATCACAGCTAGACCAGATGGTTATTGTATATCCTTCAGAGCAACAAGCTAATCTTGGTAAAGGAACTTCACAAGAAATGGACGATATCGACCCATTCTTCAATGAAACCAATACAGGTAGTGATTTAAGAATAAATGATTATTTGGTATAAGTTTTATGGTGAAGTTAAAAGATTTCTTACAATCTATTGCATTAGGTGAATTACAAAGTTCACCTCTTGTTCCAATCGGTGCTTGGGAGTTGAATCCTGATAGAGTGCCGCAAGTGATTCAAGCTTTAAATCAAGGGCTTGAATACTTCTATTCCAATTTTCCTCTAAAGCAAAATGAAGTGATAATTCAGTTGAGGGATGGTATAACTCGATACTATCTCGATGATTTCTATTCTATCCGAAATGGTGGTTACATCATGGATACAGTAGAGAAACCATTCCAAAATGATGTCCTTCATATTTTGTCGGTACACTCTACACAAGGTAGAGAATACGCTATCAATGATGATTATGGTTCGTTCTCAATCCACACTCCAGAATACAACTGTGTTCAAGTCAATGGGAGAACTCCAGAAAATTACTTAGTGATTAAGTATCAGGCAAAACATCCAGAAATTCCACTAACAGAACCAATGAGTAGTGAGTATCCTATATCCATTCCATCTTCATACAGGACAGCTCTACAAACTTATGTTGCATGTTTAGTGTTGCAGAATATGGGTGGCGAGCATTTACAGGAAAGCAATGCTCTATTTGCTAAGTTTAAAACACTTACAGAAGAGCTTAAATTACAAGGTATTGGTACTGTAACAATAGTAGGTACTAATATCAGACCTATGTTAAGAGGGTGGTTATAATGTTTCATAGACATCCGCCTATGCACAATCTTAATGAACCCAACCAATTAGTTTCACATCAGTTCACACCTGATGCTTTTTCTATGGTTCAGCAAGTGTATTTTCATTTAGGTACTTTAAAGCATATTGCAGAAAATCTTCATACTGTCGATACAGTAGGTAGAGAGATGTATAAGCTTGATGGTCTTAATCAATATCTTGGTGATATTGTAAGAGTATCTGACGCTTTAAATGCTATCGTATCTATTCAAAGAAACTTACCGGTAATCTCAGAACTAGCACCTCGTATTGAACATTTTGTGTGTCAGCTTGACGACATCCAAGAAAAAATTAATCGTCACGAAGTTTCTTTTAAAGAAGCAATGGCGACAATTAACTGTAATGTTAAGCTACTCGAAGATATGTATATTCAATATGAATGTGGTTTAACCAAACTTATTGAAGAATACAAAGCAAGTCTTTGTGAAGATTACACGAAATATAAAAATGACTTGGTTGAATATAGCGAAAGTATGCGTAAACAGCATGCTGCATTTACTCATGGTATGAGAGTACTAAAAGATGCATTAGAAGTACAAGATGCTAATAAGTTACTTTTAGAACATCTCAAAGCAAGTGATGCAGTAACTGATGCTTTATTTCTTGGTTCAGAAGAAGCTAGTGCTAAGGCACTAAAACAGATTAAAGAATCTGAAAAATGGGGTAATAACGAAGACGTTAATAGACAACGTTTGAATTATAAACTTCCTAAGAATAATGTTCTTAATGTTATGAAAGATAACCAAGAACGTTTGCTTAAAGAAGGAGCTGCCTAATGTTAAAACGTATTTTAGGTGAATTTCCTATTTTTGCTAAGTTTGCAAAACTAGGTAAACGCACTAACGTAAAAGGTGAGTATCTTCCTTCTGAGTCTCAGAATGCATTTGCATTGTCAGACACTGTAGCATATGAGACAGGAACAAAAGAAGTTACCCCTGAATTATTTAACGGTGCATTAAACTTTGTAACAAGTAATATGAGTTATTTGTTCCATCGAGGTGTACCAGAATTTTCATTAAATGTTGCTTATTCTAAAGGTTCTATTGTGACGTATGAAGGTGCATTGTATGTATCTCTTACTGATGAAAACGTTAAACACGTTTCACAAACTTCTCATTGGGGAAGATTTGTCATTGAACCAAATGCATCACATCATAATGATTATCCGAATGGTAAACCTAAAGATACCAATCCTGTAGGTACAATCCTTACTGTTCCAGTAAATGCTCAACTAGACGGGTATATGGACTATGTAGAAGGTGCTGAGTTTAACCGAGTAATCTATCCAGAGCTATTTAGAGTTCTTGGTTCAAATAGATTTGGTACAAGCTCTAACACTAATAAAGAATTACCTATTGGTTCATTGGTTCATATTCTTTCTACTGAAGACATTCCTGATGGATGGGTAGAATGGAATAGATATAGTTCTTTAGCCGGTTATCCAGAATTGCATCAAGCTCTATCAAGAATGGTAGAACGCTTACCGATTGGTCCTGTAAGACAGGCATGGACAGAAGCGTTAAAACAATACCGTTTCCCAGAGTTTAGTGCGAGTGGATTCCATCTAGGTATGAAAGGAACTGTTGGTAATTTCATTAATGATGCTTCTTCTGCTGCTAACTTATTAAGTTATCCAGTAGTTGTAGATAATAGCAACACGTTAAATCCTCTTGGAGTTTCAAGATGTGCTGTAGACCAACACAAAGAAGTTGTGGGTGCAACCGTATCCGAAAAGTCGTATACGTCCTCAGTTGCCAGTCCACTCGTGATTGTTGCACACCGTGCAGAACAACACAAAGATGTGGATGCCAAAATGGTTGTAGTATCAGAACCTGTAGCAGAGACTGTTCCGAGAACGCTTTCTACTCGTTTAATCGTAAAAGCTACAAACCAACGTCCATCAAATATTTCAAGTACTCATAAACAGGTAATTAAATATGCAAATTAAACGTCCTGATATCATCAAAGTATTTGGTAAAAATGCAATGCAAGGTGACTACTTACCAGTTAAATTTGGTACTAATGTAGTAGTTCCTAAAGAATCTTTTGAAGATATTGCAAACAAAAACTTTGAATATGGTTTGGAATCACTTGAAGGTGATTTACAACTTAAAGACTTGAATACTGTATTCTTCTATCAAGGTGCTTTATTAAAATACCTATTCCAAAAAGGTATTCCAGAGTTTAGTGCTTATGAAAACTATGAAGCTGGTGCAGTAGTTCAAAAAGATGGTGTAGTATGGGTAGCAACAAAAGCTATCGAAGCATCTCTTCACAAAAAAGAAGCTAACCCATGTGACCCATGTGGTTGTAAAACTGAATGTGAAAATCCGGTGTATCCTTCTAAAGAAGCTGGCTGGTGTAAGTTCATTACTTCATGCGAATATGATGTAAAAATCAAAGAATTAGAAGCAAAAGATAAAGCATTAGAAAAAGCTATCAATGACCTTAAAGGTGTTGAGCATTTCTCTATTCTTCCTAATAAAGATACTGGTGCATTAGAACTAGATTTAGAATTATCTGATGGTTCTCATATTATTATTCCTATGACTAAATTCGGTCATATTGAACAAAATAAAGATGGTACTTTATCTATTACTAACGCTAATGGTACTACTTTAGAATTACCTAAATTTGTAGCAGAACATGATTTAGACCAACAAAAAGGTTTCTATTTCAATACTGCTTCAGATAAATGGGAAGTAGACTTACGTGACTTAGTGAAAGATGGTTCTGGTTTAGAAGTAGACCGTGAAGGATATGTCTCAGTTAAACCAAGCGATTTAGTAGATAATACTACTTTAGATATTGACCCTATTACTGGTAAAGCTAGATTAGCTCCGGCAGTAAAAGATAAGGTTGATGGTTCTGCAAAAGCTTTAGCAGATACTAAAGACCGCTTAAGTGATGATTTATTAGCTCGTATTCGTGAACTCAACAATCGACTCAATGCACTTAAAGACATTGAAGTTGCATTAGCTGCAGCAAAAGCTGAAGGTAACTACAATAAGATTAAGGAACTTGAAGCACGTTTACAAGCTGCGAAAGAAGCTCAGCAAACTGGCGACAAAGGTCTTGCAGAAGCTATCGAAGCATTACGTAAGCAAGGTCTGCCTGACG